GTTTGGATATCTCTTATCTAGAACTCTGTTCATAGTAACGTATCCTACGGCAATCATACCTTGAATAGATTGATTACGAGCTTCCCAGTACATGTTTTTAGCCATGCATGCAACCTCTTGATTTTTTAGAGAGTTTGCATGTACAGGAGTGCAATAAGTTAACACTAACATTCCAAATATGCCTAGTGCTAAACCTTTAATCGTATTAGCGTATGGCTGCATTACGCATGCCACATGTTAGTTACGTCCTCAGCAGCTTGTTCAGCATCTATAAAGTTATAGTAGTATGATCTTACACTTTCAACTCTAGACAATGCTTCTGTTAGTACATTAGAATCTTCAATAATATCTACTGCTTGCTCGTTAAAGTCTTCTACTGAATCCATGAAATAAGTGTTTGTATTTGACATATTATATTCTCCGCTTTTTTGATTTTAATATATATATTATACCATACTTTTTAACGAATGTACACTAAAAAATGCACTTATTTTAAAGTTTGTTGTGAACATGTTAACTAGTCCATTTTAGTTTTAGAGTCATACGTTACAATATGTACATTATCTGCTACTTTGACTTTAAGTGCGTTATGAACGTGATGTAATACGAATTTAGTGTTAGGGAATTCTTTAAACATATTTTCCCACACTGGTCTCCAATTGTTAGCCAGTCTGTGGCTGTTCATATTGCCTCTATCAGAATTAAGATAAAAATCAGAACAACTTCTTAAGTTAAAATCAAAAAGTGAATCGAATCCATATAAATGTACTTCATCTGCTTTAATTTTCTTTGATGCATAATGTACAGCCATATGACCGCAATTAAAATCTGTGTAGTTTGATACGTATTTTGGAAGTTCAGTATAGAATTCTTTTACTTGATGTGAATGTTTTACGTAAAAAGTAGGTTGTTGATCCATCCAAATCTTAGGTCTCATGCCTAAAATCCAATCACCAGGAATAGTTAATGATCCTTCATGCAAAGCTCTCATCATTTTAAAATCTACCATGATAGTACCATATGCGCCAGGAACTGGCCATGGTGGAATATTGCATGTTAATTTCATTCCAACTCTTTGCTCTTTAAAATACAAACTGGATTGATCACCATTTCCTATAATGTGAACTACTTTACTCATAACATACTCCTAATTTTAGCTTTACCTTTTGCACCAGTCCAATGCATAATTCTAGTTTTCCCCACATATCCATCATTCTCTACCTGTAATCTTAACACATTGTATTCGTTAGGCAAATCGGTTATTGCACCAATTTTAGTAATAGGAGTTAATAGTTTATCCAAAACTTCCTGATCACCTGCTTGATCTTTATTCTTTTTAATTGCTTCTACCCATCTACTTAATATTATAGGTTTATCTATAAATCCTACAACTCCTGAATTATGCCAAAGGTGTCCACGTCTTGTAGTCCACGGTTTATCTTCAACCATTGCCAGTTTATTAGGTTCTATTAGATCAAATATGCCATCGATATTATCTTTTACTTCACAATCAGTATCTAACCACACTGTCTTTTTAGCTGGACATTTATACATTGACAATGGTTTCTTAAACCAACCAGACTCATCAACTTTTGACAAATCTAGCACAGCGTGAACATTCTCACGCACAATCTTTAAACTTAACTCGCTAATACCAAAGTTAGCAAAGACTATTGGAACTTTAGTATGTTTTTTTAAATTCTTTAAAAACCATGGTAAAATCCACTCATGGCTTTTATCGCATCCAGTTAAGAATGCTTTATTATATAATTTCATAGGTTTCGCCATAATTATGTTTTGCGTAGCATCCTTGTTTTTGTTGTATTGTAGTAAAGCTGTCTCTGGCTTCTGCTGGCCATGGATAGTATTCACCTAGTGTAAACTTACTTGAATGAATGTATATGTCTGTTGGACCTGCAGAAAACGCACATTCATCGATTAGTTGTTGTGCGCCTTTTGGTGTTAATCTATATGCGTGTGCACCTGGAAAGTATGGTTTTGATACTAATGAACCATAACCTATGAATGACGGTGTATTAAATTTACCGTATGATGGTTTACCTAAGTTTAGGATATCAAACATCATCATTTGTGGAATGTCTCCTACTAGCACTGCGTCATGTTCAAATATAACTATAGGCTCTTTAGATCTGACACACTTTTTCCATAAACTATGATGACTTAAAAAACCTGCTATACAATTTTCTGGTCTACTATATATTTCATTAAATGCTGCAGAAGGATATTTAAGTTTCTTTAACTCTTCATATACATCACAGTTTTGTGGAGTATATGCTTTATGTTTGTTTATTTTATAACCAAATACTAAACCACTCTTTACACATCTATCAGCAACTTGCACTGATCTTTCATTTTCCATTATTGTTATTACATACATTTTCATAGTGTTGTTGTTGACCTCAATCCTTGTATTCTTGTGTAGAAATTACGTGTTACTCCAAGCTTAGGAACTAATTGATAACACATTAACGCGTCGTTTGGCCACATACCGTATTCTTGTGTCAAATTAACCATTTGTTCTGCGCCAGCTGGTTTTATTACATATGCCGAATTGCCAGCTAATCCTTGTGGAATATTGTATTCGTCAATCCTTGGAACTTGTTGAAAGAAATCAATTTTTTCTAAGATTTTATCATGATATATTTTAGATTTTCTAGTAGCCATCGATGGATCGTTTATTCCTATGATATCGAAATTAGATTTCTCAAATGTGCTGTCTGCTGGTAATCTTTTTATTAACCTTGAATCGTGTTCAAGAATTAATATAGTTTCATTAAGATTTTGGCATTTTCGCCACAAATACCAATGACTTAAAAAACATGACATACGCTTTCTTTTATCTGTAGTTTGATATGCAGACTTCAACATACCACTTTTCATATCTAAGTGTTGGCCTTCCCATGGATAATTCCAAACTAATCCATTACCACCACAGTATCCTTCTACTTTATTAAGTTCAATTGCTTCATGCATTTCAATACCGTCTTCATAACCGTATTTCTCATAGCTTTCTTTAAGTTCATTAAATCCAGACATTGATATTTTATTATCTGGTACAACTATTGCAAATGCTTTCATTTCTTTACCTCTACGCCGTCACTGGTTTCGATATAGTATTTTCCAATACAATATCTTCTTAAATATTGATATCTAGATGTTTCGTTGTCTATTATAAAATTAAATCTAGGTTTATTCCATGTATTTATCATAACATCATTAATACTTTTTTGATCGTTTATATCGCACCTTGACCAGAATATTCTTTTCTCTTCCAGGTATTTGTATTTATTAGGTTGTAAATTGTTGAATTCGTCGATACAATAGATATTCGAATAAGACAAATATTTGTGCCAGACTGATATACTCGTACCAATTCCAATTTGTAATATGTTTAAAGGTTTATTGCGATGTTCAAATAATTCTTTTTCATAGAACAAAGCATGCTTTTGTCGGTTTGACTTATACCTTTGCATTAACGTAGAGAGCATGTTATCGCCAGAATTTTTCTATGACAGCACCACCATATACTCCATGATGGTCGTCTGCATTACTTAACATTTGATACCAACCATATTCAGCAGGCCACAGTTTCTTTTCTTCATGATATTGTAAAACTTTTTCGCAATCATATAGTTTCCTAGGATGAAATATCATATTGTCATTAAGCCAATAACACCAATCTCTACTCCACATTTGATCAGTATTATCATCACAATAAACATGATCAATATCTTTAAATATATCAAGCTTTGCATGTCTACCACCACGAATAGCAAATCCTACAGCCATATTGCCATCATACGATTGTTCTAGGTATTTAGTAAAATCTAATTTTGTAGACACTACACTATCCCATCTTAATCTTATAATCATATCATATTCTTGAGGTATGTTAGGTAATTGATAGGCGTGTGCAATAAGTTGTTTAGTTGCATTCATTAATTTTTTTCGTTGAGCTAAAAAAAATGCAGGACCATCTTGGTTTATGAATGCTTGCTTATATAATTTATATTTTGGATGAGGATTATCAGTTACACAATCTTTCCAAGAATTGTAATGTAGGGTAGGCTCGTCATAATATTCAGCGCCGTATTGTTCGCTGTAATCATTTTTATGTTCTTTCCACGACGCAGTAAATATATCTGCTTTATCGCCAAAGGCTTCTTTTATTCTACCAATATTATGCTTTACGTTACCTCTGGCAATGCCAGAAATGCAAACTGCTATTTTCATTATAAATCCTCAAGTTTATCCCAATATTCACTATTTTTTAAATTGTTTAATTCTTCTGGAGTTCCCATACCTATCATTTTCTTTACACGAAACACTCCAACATTTTCTTCTAAATAGTTATATGTAGGCGCTAAGTAAAATTCATCATTAGTTCTATCATTGGCATCCATTTGTTTTTCATGCGCTTTAATCCATTTAACTTCATCACCAAAATAATAAACACCAACTGTAGCAAGATTACTAATTATTTCTTTTTCTCTAAGTTGAAGTAAATTATCATAAGCATCAACATCACAATAACTGTGAATTGGATTAATATGACTAGGATCTGTTATAAAAACTGGTATGAGTCCACCAGGATATAAACTGAGTTCAATCATTTTATAAAACTTTTTAGAATCCCAATCCATAAGTTGATCACAGTTTGCAACTATCATAGCTTCGCCACCAAACATAGAAGTTGCTAATCTTACAGTAGATGCAGCTCCTTCTGTGGGGCCTGGAGACACTAATATATTAGCATCTTTATAATGTTCTTTTATTCTTTTATCAATATCGTAATTATCAACATGATCTTGTCTTACAATGCAAGTTAATTGTACGTTTCCATTAAGATGTAGATTATCCACTACACGCTTAAACATTGGCTTTCCTTTAATATCAATTAAAGGTTTTGGTAAATCATATCCATCATCAAAAAATCTTTGGCCGTTTCCAGCCATAGGTAGTATCACTTTCATTATAACATCGCCTCACTCATTTCTTTCACTTTATGGTACAAAGTGTTACCTTTAGTACCGTCACCTGTATGTAACCAGCCACCGACTGATCCCATCCAATTATTTCCAATTCGTTCTTTAATTTCTCTTGCAAGTACAGGATTCATACCACAACTTAATGACGGTATAACATTATACTTAGCACAGATCTTAATTGCTTCAAGTGTTTCTGTTTCACTTTCGCCTTCCGGATAATATCCGCCTAGCATACCAACATGCATACTATCAATGCCTGCCATGCAGCCAAGTTTTACTAGAACTGGCCAAGATAACGAATACCTATTACCTGGATCAGTTAAAATACGTATACCTGATCTTTGATAGTGTGTTGCTAAATTGTATTTTCTTGCAGTTGTATAAGCACCTAAACCTGACCAAAAATTAATGTGTACTCCACCGACCGAAGCTTCACTGTTACTACCCATCTTTACTGCAGCACAGTTATCTACTAATTCTAAAGGATCTGCATTAATGCAATATGCATAAAAGCCTTTCCAACCAGATATTTGTTTTAAGTGCTCAATGGCTTCAACTCTTGTTTCCAAAGGTAAATAAGAATTATTTGCCATAATCTCATCTTCTTTAATAAAGTCAGCGCCACCGTATATCATGTCTTTAACTAAAGATAATAGTTGTTCTTTATTTAGACCAGACTTAGGTTTAACAATAGCACCAAATAATGGTCTTTTTTCTGCACCTAATCTTTTCTTCCATCCACTCATACCTAAAACAGGTGGTGTATGTTTAATTGGAACTTTTATATCTATTACTCTGCATTTGTCAATACCTAAAATATCGGTATGACCGCCCATTATAATGCACATCAATTGATTAATATTTGGCCAATCAAATGCACCAAGAGGAAACTCTATAGTAACAATATTTTTCTTTACACTTACAACCTGCGCTATATATTCTTTTACGTTTGTAGCATTTTCTATTTCAGATCTAATGTTAGGATTTCCTATGCTCTGACCAATAGCAATTTCATGAGCTATTTTTGGAATATCAGGACCGTCTACTTCGTAAGTAACTGTGTATCTTTTCATACTCGAATCTCGAATTGTGTTTGCCCATGTCTAAATATGTGCTTGGTTAAGTTATTATTATTTATAAATGTATCTACTGCCTTTGTTACACCAGGCTTATGATATATAGATTCGTCGTCATCATCTTTTTTTGGCCAACCATAATCATCACCTAATATTTTTCCACCAGGTTTAACTATTTTCATTGCATTATTTAAATCTTTTAAACAACCTTCGTATGAATGATCGCCATCAACGTAAATCCAATCTAATTTTTCACCATCAAATTGCTCAAACCATTTGTCTGATGTTGTACGGCATATTACAGTTTCTTTAATGCTTTCAAATCTAGATTTTATTTCTTCATAAACTCTATCATAGTATCTTTGAAAACCAGCTGGTGCAATTTCACCAGTAATGGCTGCATATTTTGCAAGATAGATTTGAAAGTCTACTTCTGTTGAATTTGTATACGGTTCTATTGAATATGCGTCAACCATATAAAACTTTTTAAGACCTTTCTTAAGAAATTGTGTTGAAGTGTTACCCATCCAAATACCAATTTCAGCACCTATAGTACCTTCTTTTATAAGATGCATTATAGCAGGTGAGTCTTTATTTGTGTGTGTTGCCATCATAATATTAAACTTTCGTGTGTTTAGATCCGTTACTAATAGCTCGCACTAGATGATGAGATCTATACGAACCTGGTGCATCATATATATGTATGTCTTCATATTTCTTGTATAATTGCGCAATGTGCATCATACCAGAATCACTGCCTACATGGTATTTAGCTTTAGACATAGCTAAACCAATATGAGGTAATGAATTTTTTAGCCAACCTTTACCTTCTCCACCTACATACAATGCTGGACATCCATATTTACTATGTATTTCATTTCTTACATTTTCTGGTAAAGTTCTTCGTTCATCAGTTGAATCCCATTGCACAGTAATAAACTCATCTGGTAACCAACCGCTAGAAACAGATGGTTCTAATTGTGGTAAGGTTTTTAAGTATTGTGACATTTCTATGCCAACACGTGTTTCATTAGCATGCATATGAATAGTATCAGCGTAATGATAAATGTATCCATCTATTCCTTTTGATTTTAAATATCTTATCCAATCAACTTCTGATAGATTTTCAACTGGATGCGGCTCAACATAAACTGTGCCAGATGGTAGCAATCCAAGTAATTCTACCCATGAGTTCTTTTTTTTATCAGAAGGAACTCCACCAGCAATGCTCCATTTATCATCAGTTAAATGAAGTGTTACAGGCGAATTGTGAGCTTTACTATATTGGTATGCACATAAAATACTATGAGATCTATCACCAAGTCCTGGAGTTGTGTATGGTCTATCACCGCTTCTTACACTTTTAGATCTTAATGCTATATGTTTCAATGACTTTTCTTTTCAGTAATTTCACTTCCAAAATATATGTCAATGCGTTTCTTTGTTTCGTGTCTTAAATCATTTATTTGTGTAATAAGAAATGCAGTATCAGATTCTTCTTTACTGAATCTTTCTACACCTTTTCTTTTAACGTCTTCTAAGTCCCACAACTGCTCATTGATTGCTAACATAATTCCTAAGTAATAATCAAATCCTGGATATTCTAAATCCAGACTTTCATATTGCTCTAACTCTTTTGAAACATCGAGTTCGTGGTCTTGTTTTATTAATAGTATTGAATACTTATCTATGTATTCAGCCATACTTATTTCAATTTCAATTTTCATTAACTTGGGTTTCCTAAAGTTTTCCAATCATCACCATATCCAATAACGCATATTGAGTTTATATGTGGATGAAATTCTAATATACTAAATGTTTTAGTTTTAAAGTTTACAAATATTTGCAAAGGTGTATGAACTGGTGTAGCTGCAAGGCCTTGCTCTTCTCTAACCTTTACGCTTTGCACTGCTGTAATTAAAGGTAGTTCACCTTTAGCTTTTACTATTTCAAGTGCTATTTCTTTTTGTTCGCACATAACTGGTTTTTCGTTCCATTCACCTGCTACAGCAGCAGTAATGCATACTAACATATATGTTAATATAAAATATAACCATTTCATTGTACAATCTCCATTAATTGATCAACGTTTTCACCACCGTTTGGTAATTTATCTTTAAGAAAGAAATGGACAAAATAAGCTTCTTTAACTTTTTCATCTGGTATTGCTGTAAATAAAGCATTCCATTTCCAACTTAATTCTTTTTGTATCATATTTTCTTTTTTAACCCAATAGTTTAAAAGAGTTTGGTCAGTGCTCCATTTCCATGCGCCTAGACCATCTACAAATCTTTTAAATTCAGATCTTTCTATGAACTGTTTTCCAGTTTGTCCTTTTAAATACTTCGCTATATTTCTATCTAATAACATAAGACCCATATTATAAAAATGTCCACCAGAATTATTCCATTTCCAGTCAACATCATCTAAAGAACCATATTGCATTCTTGTATATCCACTTAACTTTTGTTGATACCAAGGTAAAATAGGTGCAGATCTTTCTACAACACCAGCAAAATCAGTTTCAGGTTTTAGTTCATTAAAGATATTAGGTGAGTCTGGCCTTATCCATATGTCAGCATCTATGATTGCTATTTGATCATATTTATTCCAAAAATCAAATGCATTTTCTTTTTCATAGATGGGAAGAAATCCACCATATTTTTCATATGACTCTTTGCTTCTATTTGTAGCAAAGATATCAGGTTTGATTTTCATTATAGGCTGTGTTTGTACTATGTACTCTACACCATTTTTAGGACTTTCTTCGCTGTTAATTCTTTCAGCATATGCTTTAACCGAAGCTGTACAGTGGTCATACAACTTCGATTTTTTACCAGTATAAACTTGATATATTAGTCTTTTCATAACAAAATCCTTATTTTATTTTTTTACTTTATTTGCCAATGCTTCTTTACCATAGAATGCTGCAACGATTGCAGCAACAGATACAAAGTAAACTGCTGCCATATCTCCTAAGATTTTAGCAGCTTTATCTAATCCAAATAACGTAGCAATAATAACAAATGCAGGATAAAGTAGCATTCCACCTAAAGCAAACCATGCCATGTTTCTTTGAGCGTCTTGTTTTTTATCTTCATTCTCTAACATTACTAATTTTTGTTCCATTTCAAATTCTTCGTCTGTTACTATTCCATCGCCATCTTTGTCGAAACCTTCGTACTTACTCCCTGGTTCCAGTTGTTTTTGTGCCGCCATTGTAGAACTCCTTTATTATCTTCGCTGTTGCTAGTGCATCACTAAATCCATTACGAAGTGAATTTGACTTATAGCCATTTTCAATAAACCATTCTATAGTATTTATATCTGAACCAGATACATCCATATTATAACTTCTAGTAAGTTCTTCAAACTCATACCTTAATTGAACAACACGTGTTAATCCCAACGGCATATCAGTGTCCAAACATTTTTCGTTTTCTATATTCATCAATTGTATCCTCTAATAATTTAGTCCAGTTATCTCTATGTTCTACGAACACACACGGTTTTTCATGATCAACATCCATTACAATTACAATATTAGGTATTGACATTCCCGTTCTTTCTTCCCACATGATAGCATATGCTGCACCTTGTGCGAAATAGTTTGTGATTCTTTCTTTCTTCTTTATATATTTAGAAGTTTTAAAATCAATTATTGAGGGTACTCCATTGAATTCTGCAATAACGTCGCATCGACCTGCAAGTTTCAAATGGTGACTAAAAAGCGGCACCTCGAGACCATATATTTTTCCAATATTATCATCAAGGACAGGTTTGAGATTTTCAAGGCTTTGCCTGATGTGTGGTAATTCTTTTGTTGTATCTTCATTACTTAAATACTTCTCTAATGCGTTGTGAACGTTAGTACCGCGTCTTGAAGCTTTACCACTAATCATATTAGCTTGTTCTTCACCTACTCTTGCACGCCAAGCTCTTATAGCATCTTCACTTAGAATACTTAGAACTGTTGTAATACTAGGATAAGACTTACCATCAGGAATAGCATAAGTTCTGCCTGATTCTGTAGTTGTAGCGTCCAAATCTTTATAACCGATATCAACTGGTTCATGTTCAAATACTTTTCTTTTCAATTGTTGGTGCATTATATTTAAATATTTCCTTTATTGCTTCTTCGTTAACACAAAATATAGCTTCAGGCTTATGCTCAAAATTGTAGCGATTAGCTGCTGTTCTATATATATTCATATTGTTTTTTTGTACGTATTCATAACAATCAATATTGCTTTCAAAAGTAGGTTTAGCAAACACAAACAAAGGTCTATCAATTTCTTGAGTTGATGCTAATACAAACGTTACTACTATGAAAAACGTATTCATTACTACACTCCTATACCTTTATAGTGTTACCTCTACCAGAACCTGCTTTAATTCTACGAAGGTTATCTTTCCATCCATTATCAGTTTTTGACAATAAACTACCTTGACCAGAAACAATTCCTGGAAATTTCATTACTTTTATACAATTATGTTTAGTCAAATAATCTTGTAATTCATCTGACTTAATAAATATATCGTATTCATCACCTTCTTCTAAAGGCTTAACTGTGTAAGTCGGCACCTTGATATCCTTCCCACCAATCAGGAGCTGATCTTCCCCAGTCCCATTTGGCAAATGGTTTTGCTGTGTGGTAATAATTTCTGTATGCTTGTACTGCATTACCTTTAACAATACAATCCGGATATTGAGACATTGCCTGCGCAAATTCAGTAAGACCAACATCTGGTATATTTATAGGTGGAGTAGCGAGCACATCACCTAGTTTTTCGTATGTTGCATGTTTTTTATTTCTACGAAATTCGAATTCTTGAGAAAGTGCTACAAAATGTTCATAATGCCATATGTAGTTTTCTAAGCTTTTCATAGTCCACACAGTACATGGATGATATTTGTGAACTGCTGCGTAGTATACATCATCACGGCTATCACTAAATGTATAATATTGCTGCATAGTTTTACCAGACTTAGACCTGCGTCTTTCAGGTGAACCGTCAAGTAACCTATGAGATGTACATAGCATTTGCGCTGCTTCGATAATCATTTTAGGTATGTGTTTATCACACATCATTATAGCAGCTTTTGCTGGGTCTTTGTGTAACACAAAAATATTCATACTTTCACCTTCTTAAATAATATATTAATTATACCATGTTTTTTGCAGTTTGTACACAGTTGTTTTTTCAATTGATTTCAAATTAAGCTTTCGGCAATAGTTTAGGAAAAGCTTCTTCTACTACTGGTCTTGAAATTCCTGGTATTTTTCTTTTGTTTATCATGTTAACAACGAGTTTGGCATCTTCAGGATGTACGCCTTCAAGTATTCCTATAAAGAGTTGTTCTCTTTTAAATTTTGCCATTTTGTCGCCTTGACCGCCTTTGACAAAAAATCTAAAAGTACCGTTTTGTTTTGTTAAAGTAGTAGGATGATTATGAGCTGCACATGCAGTATATGGAGGATCTCCAGCTGGCATATTCCATTCAATGGTGTCATCCATGGAGCCTCTTATAATATCTTTTAAAGCATATGTTTCATTTTCTTTTAAAACACGCACTTTATCATCCCGACTTCTTTGTTTAGCCATTTCTTCTAAAACTTCATAAACATATTGTTTCATTAAATAAACTCCTGTACACTTGATATTAAATTATTACAACGCTTAGCAATTAAATAAGGTAATACTTTACCTTTATTAGACCAAGGATCTTGATTTTCATATGTATTTATAATTTCATTATATAAGTTTTGTGGTGTTTCAGTAAGGGCAATCAATTGTTCATTTCTAAGATAATTGCGATACCAAGAAGCAGCGTATAATAATTCACCTTCTTCTAAGTCTTCAATGATACTATCTACTTTCTTTTGTGTCATAGGTGTTTGTCTAAAACCTTCTACAAACGTATCATCATTAGATAAAATATTTGGTACACCATCGCTTTTATCACCACGTATAATATGATTAAGTAAATAATATCTAGCATTATCTTCTTTAAGTTCTTTCTTAAGAAGAGGCGAGAACTGCTTTACATTAGGAAATTTCTGTAATTGTAAGAAATCTCTATCTGAAGAAACAATCATAATTTTTTCTGGATTAAATTCGACTTTAGATTTTTTCATTACAAGAGCACCAATGATATCGTCTGCTTCGCACGTATCTATTCTAATAACCTTATAAGGAAAGTTTTCTGCAATTTCTTCTCTTACTAAAGTAAGTAAACGAAATGCTTCATTCCAATCGAATGTAGACTCTTGCCTGTTTTTCTTACGGCTAGCTTTGTACTGTGGAAATACTTTCTTACGCCAATTGTTTGTAGCATCGACTGCAAGAACCATTTCGCCATACACACCTTTATATCTTTTATGATACATTCTAAGTGAATTTAGTATCATATGACGAATCATACTTTCGTCATTAGTTTTATTAATAATAATACTAGCCAGTGCAATACCGCTGTAGTCAACAATAATCATTATCCAATTCTCCTTTGATTATAATAATCGTATGTTCTTTTATAAACATACACATCCCATAAAGTAGCGTTCTTCATACCACCTTTAGGATCGCCAAAGTAATTAAAACCGTTAGTTGGTTTCCTACCTTTTTTCTCTACTCTAAACTTTTGATTTTTAGAATTACAAGCTTTTACAATTTGCTTGACTATTGCAAATTCAGCCATATCTCTTGGATCTTTAGGATCAAACCTACCAATCCATGACGTTGATCTTTCGTGCTTTCCAATATGTATTCCCATTATATTCTCTCCTGTAAAAGTGTAACCATTAATTGTGAAACTTATAATAAGGGATTGCAACAGGACTTGTAGTTGCTAATCGTGTAACCATTACGAGTCGACTAGTAAGAGCCTTCATTATTGACATACTAGGATCATCACGTTTGCTTTCCTCTTTAATTTTATAAGGTAAAGTTTTTAGTAACATTCCAATCTTTTTAGGATCGTCTTTAATCATCTTTTCTAAACTATTAACACTAATCATTTTAGACATAATATATTCTCCGTTAGGTTTATTTTATAGTACTATTATACCATGCTTTTAGGCAAATGTACACAGTTATTTTCACTTATTGTAAAGTTTGTTATTAACATGTTAAATAGTTAACCTCATATTTTGAAAATATTGGCATATTATATTTAGAAGCTCTGATTTCTCCTCCAGCCGCTTTTGTTATTTTCATTTTACTGAAAACGATATCATGAGGAACTTCATATTCTTTATTATTAACTCCATCAATAAACACAAAAGAATGACATTTATCTTTTTTACTTGAAATGTTTCCAAATCTTGCCACACCTCCGTTTAAAGACCAACATGATTTTATTTCTTTTTCTAAACCATTTTCAATCATATCAGAACCTGAAACGTCTGTACCTACTGCTATTCTTTTTTTAACCACAGCTACTTCTGTTATATTTCCTAGTAAACTACCTTGTTCAATTTTACCAAGATTATTAAAGATATCTTCAAAGTTTTCCTTTGCAAATTTAATCATATTTTCACGTGTATACATTTTATATTCTCCGCATTTTTCATTTTAATAGATATATTATACCATACTTTTCTCTAAAAGTAAAGGAAAATAAACATAACATGTTAACTAGACGAACGAAGTTTCCACATCATCCAATCATAATATCTTTCTGGTTCCGGATCTTGAATTAATTCCGGAAACAGTTCTAATTGCAGTCCCTCAGATGATCGCTGAGACCCGAAGTGAACCATAGATGTAGTACCTATCATCTCTTTATAAGCTGGTAATGTTATATGATCGCCAGTTCCTGTCATATCTTGAGTATACTTATTTGTCATAGCATATACCTCAACGTGCTAATAGTTAACATAAATACTAATACTGCGTTCAATACTATAAGTGCTCTATCATGCCATAAGTATCCTACCCAGAACCATCCAAATGTTCCTAATAGGCTAAAGACTACATCATAAACTTTAGGAATTTCATTAACACTACGACACGCTACTGCAATCAGTATAAAAACACACGCTGTCCATTTAATATACCATGTGAGATCGTGTAATGGCGTAACTTTATTAATATCATTTGTCATTGTTCATTACTTTCTGTAATTGTAATTCTTTACCAACTATTTCTCTTATTTCAAGATTACTTCCATATGGATTCATATTTTCATATTTTGTTAAACAATCACGAGCAGTAATATCTTTCCATACTTCTTTCTTGCCATCTGGCCATTTGATTTCATAGCTACGTGGTGTCTTATCCCAGGCTTTAGATGAAC